GTTCACGCACTGGATCACCTCGACAGAACCGACCGGATAAAGAACGATCAGCCCGGCGTCGTGGAGGTCGTGAACCCACTGCGCGACGTCTTCCACGGTCGCCGGATCGAAGCCAAAGGCGTACTTTTTGAGCCGCGTCGGGCGGTACTCCAGGCGGCCTTCCTTGTCCGCCAGCGTCCACATGGCGATCCACAAAAGGCGCTGCGGATACCCAACCTTTGCCGGGTCGTCGCTCTCAAAGAATCCAGGTTTGATGTTACGGGCGCGCGGCATTATACGCCTCCTTTCAGCACAATCTGCGTAACGCTAGGCGCCTCGCGCCCTCGCGCTTTACCGCACTTCCCGCAATAGGGCATAAATCGCGCCAACCCGCCGCACGCAACGCAGCGCCCGCCGATCCCATCGGTCGCCGCTCGTTTAATACGGCAATCGTGGCACCGGTCCTCATTTCCGGCTAACAGCGCGGACGGTCGATGGGTAGAGTACTTTCCACAGGTGCAACGGCACGCCCAGCGCTTTTTCTTCCCGTCTAGCCCGGCGGCTGCCAAACCCAGCACGGTCAGCCGCCCGAATTTATTCCCGGTCAGGTCGGTAAACGATGGGTCGATAGGAACCGTCCGCAGCGGCGGAGGCGCGTAATATGTTGGCTGGTCGCTTTCTTGTGGCGGCGCATACGCTTGCCCGCCACCCATCGCCAGCGCCGTCTGCTTATCGACGGCTACACCCTTGGTGATTTCCACCGCCACTTTCTCAAATTGTGTCATTAGCTCCCTCTTTCCGTCTACTTCGCCCGCATCAGCCGCTTGAGCACGGCCGCCTGATTCCTGCCCGCCCGCCCATCGCTAGGCGTTGTCGCCATCACATAGCGCCGCCCGTTCGGCAGCCGCCACACCTGATGATTCTTTTGGCGCACCAGCACGGCGCCGGCGCGCTTGAGTTGTTCGAGGATGGTCATGGGACGGCCCGCCATATCCGCACCACGGCCCCGCTGTTGATAGGGAATAGCCCTTGATCGGCGTACACCTTGCCCGTCTCGACGTACTCCACCACTCGCGCATCGTCCGCCCATGCGCCGCCCGTGGTCAGCGCGTCCTCCGTCGAGCGGATGAGCTTCGATAGATCCGGCTTGCGGTCATGCAGCGCCGTCCGCTTGCGAGACTTCGGCCGCGGGAAGATAAACACCATCTGGCACCGCACAGGCCCGTCAATCGGTGGCCGGCCCGCCATGGCTTCCCGCGCAGCCCATGCGACGGAATCACGCCACGGTGCAACCTTCTTTGATGATTCGATCATGCGCCCGCCGCCAACGTGGCGTTTTGAGCCTTGAGGACCTGGCACGCCAAGCACGACCAGTTCGACGTCGGGACCGGTCATTTTACCCGAGCCCGTGTCAGCTTTGGCTTCTTTGGTAGAGCTGCCTTGAATTGAAGCACGCATGGTATCCAATGAGGTTTTGAGTATCCCTCTGGCTTAGGCCGTTTCGCAATAGGCAGATTCAGTAATTCGCCGTCAATCATATAGGTGAGCCGAATTGTCGGATTCAACTCCAGCAGTTTATTCGCTCGCAATAAGCCTAACGCATCGCAAAACGCATTAGACATACCGGCCCATAAAACGATGTTGCGTCCAATGCAATAAGCGAGGTCACCTCGCGCCTCATCGCCGATCACGTTTTGCATATTCACAAACGAGGCATCGCCGTTTACTTTCACGTAGGCGATGACCTTTTTTGCCATTTCTTCCGGTGTCATGCAGTTTCCTCCTTTGTTTTTTCGTATCCCTCCACCGCCGCCAAAACCGCCAGCATCACAGCCTCGGACCACTCCCGCGCGTTACCCTCGGCTGCGTCTTTGGTGATCGGGTGCCGCAGCCGCACGCAGAACGCATGGCTCGCCCCCGTCCAAAAGCCGAACTCGACGCGCCACCCGTCCATCTGTATCGCCGCCAGCGCCATGGCGGCGGCTGCTGGATCGGCGGGCCAGTGGGGAATGGAGCGAGTAGGCAACCACCACGGCTTCTGATCAGCGGTGGCGAAAAACAAGTGGCCTTGGTGCTCCGTCACCTGCCACTCCATCACCCGTTCGGCGATGGTGCGGGATTCGGCTAGAGTCCAGGGGCGGGTCATGGCTTGGCCTCTTTACCGCGTTGCGCCCAATGCGGCTCCCATGCGTGCCCTGGCTGGTCGTACTTGATGATGAACTTGGGCACCAAATAAGATCCGCCACCGCACCCCCGGTCGCGAACTAGCGTAATCCACGCGCCAATTTGGACACCTAGCGTATCAACGCTATCCTCTAGCCTTTGCAATTCAGCCGGGATGGCTTCCCAGTCTAAATAATGCCATTGAGGTTGATAGTAGATTCCTTTCGCCCTCCGCATGGCTTTGCAAATCCATGGAAACCCGGGGATAGGCTCACACGCACTGTATTCTTGCATCGCGCAACTCCTGCTCCATCACAAACTCCTCCGCGAACCAGTCGCCCATGCCAAGCTCCGCCAGTGGGTGCCCGTCCGCGATGTACCGCGCCGCCGCTTCTCGCTGTTCGCGCTGGGCGGTGGCGATGGGGTTGTCAGTCGATGGCATCGAATAGACCTCCCTGCGCACCGGCGTATGCCTCCGCGCTCTCCAGGTGCTTGATGGCCGTCGAAAAGTAACCCGGCTTCAACTCGATCCCGATGAACTTGCGGCCTTCGTCCAGCGCAACAAACCCCTCTGAGCCGACGCCAGCGAACGGCGACAGCACGACATCACCCGGCGACGACCACAGCTCTAAACACCGGCGAATCAACCCGAGCTGTAGCGGGCAGATGTGTTTCTCGTCCTTTTCGTCGCGGGCGATGCGGAAGTTGAGTACATCGGTTTGGTCGATGTCCCACCACACCGGCTCCGCGTACCGCCGCCAAATCTCCACGCTTGTCCGCCCGTCGCGGCCTTTGCGGGCGTATTTCGAAGGGTGCTGGTCGGTTTCGCGCGGATCTTGCGCCGCGTCGCCGATATACCGCTCGAACCCAGTCGGCCGCTCAATCGGCTTCGTGCTGAGATTGTCACCGGGCGGCGTCTTGCGGAATGCCAACACGTAGTCAGCCATTCCCTGCCGGATCTGCGAAGAATCACGCATGACGGTTTTATGGAGGAGCCCGTTGTTATTGGTCCGCTCCCGCTCCGTCACCGGGCACTTCCACACCGTAACCCGGCTATGAAACGTCCACCCGGCCCGCTCCATGGCAACGATGCACTGACCGGGAAAGTCCCGCAGGCCGCTGGCGCCGTCACTGTTGCGGTACGTCGGCAGGTCTTTAACGTGCATCACGCACAGCCGCCCCGTCGTCGTCACTCGAAGTAGTTCCGGCGCAAGAAATCCGAAGTGCGCGAAAAACTCCTCATCACTGGCGCAGTTGCCCATATCGGCCTCGCTGTCCGAGTAGGTGTAGAGGCTGGAGAACGGCGGAGAAAACACCGTCAGGTCTACCGACTCATCAGGAATACCCTTGATGACTTCACAGCAGTCGCCGTTGTAGAGCGCCCAGTTGCGGCCGTGCCGCTCGTCAATAATCACGTTCATTAGATCCACCTCGGAAGATTTATTTGCTTTGTGCCGACGGCCGATGCAAGCTGGCGCCGCCCGGTCCCGTTTTGAATTGCTGCCATCGCGTGAACCATGGCCGCTTTCATTTCTTCGTGCTTCTTTTGCTTTTCGCGGATCGTCTTGAGGACAGGGCCTTCGGTCTCCGCGATGACCATGTAGGCGTCAACCGGCCGCGTTTGCCCGAACCGCCAGGACCGGCGCACGGCCTGATAGAACTGTTCGTATGAGTAGGACAGGCCGCAAAAGATGTGCTTGTTGCAGTGCTGCCAGTTCATGCCAAAACCCGCGATTGATGGCTTTGTAACGATGCGCTGGAACGCGCCGTTCGTGAACCCGAGGAGCTTTTCCTCCTTTGCCTCCGTGCGCTCATCGCCGCGCACTTCGATGGCTCCGTCGATCACGCGCATCAGTTCGTCGGCTTCGTAGTTGGTGTTACACCAGATACACCACGGCTCTTTGGAGTCGCCGATGATCTCGGCAACGCGAGCCGCCCGCGCCGGCGCCGTCAGCCGCATCTCCCGATGCAGTCCCGTCGCCGATACGTCCGCCACCCGGAACAGTTGGCCGTTGGCGTTGATGGATTGATCGACGGAAACAATCTCCTCATGAATGCGCAACTCGGGCATATTCCAGCCGTCGTCAGAAAACCCAAGGTCTGACGGCTTTTCCATGCACACTGACCACGACGCCACCCACCGCCAGTAGTCCGCCTCTGCGTGTCCTTTTAGCCGATAGCCGCCCGCCTTCATGGTGTCGTTCAGGAACCACCGCATCAGCATCTGGCCGCCGCTCATGATGTCGAGGAACTCCGAGTGGTTGCCGAGTTCCATGTGGTCGTTTGGCGACGGCGTAGCCGAGCAACAGAGCTTATATGGCGTGCTCGCAAACGAGTCTTGCAGTAGTCGCCTGGTCGCACCGGTGAAGTTCTTCAGGATGCTCGACTCGTCCAATACAATGGCCTTAAAATGGCCCGCGTCGAAATGCTTGAGCATGTCGTAGTTGGCGACGTTCACACCGCGCCGCACGTCCTTTTGACTTCGGCACTGCGTAATCTCCACGCCGAACTTCTCGCCCTCCGCTACGGTTTGCGCCGTCACCGCCAACGGTGCCAGTATCAGCGCGTTGCCGCCCGTATGTTGGCAGACCTGCCGCGCCCATTCCGCTTGCATGGCGGTCTTGCCGCTCCCGCACTCAGTAAATAGTGAAAACTTGCCGGCGTTCAGCGCCCGCGTGATGCTTTGCCGCTGGAAGCCGAATAGCTTGCTGTTCAGGTCGAACTCTCCGGAAATCCCGGATGGTTGCGGCTGCACGTGCTTGCCGTCGAGAAACGCCCGGTAGCCGCTCACACCCGCCCCCCATCCACCGTCGCCCAGCGCCGAGACAGTATCGCGTCTACCGCTGCCGCCCGCTTCGGGCAGACCGCCGCGTCCTTCACCGCTGATAAGGCTGGCCGCAAGCCGCCCCGCAAGCCGTCTGGTGTCAGGAATAGTCGCGCCACCACCTCCGGCAACCGCTCCTTCGTCACTTTCGGCCGCGCCGCAACGCCGCCCGCCATCGCGCCCTTCGCCCGCTGCCGCACTGAGCACCTCTCGCAAAACCGCGCGCCTTTTGACCGGTGCGAGATGCTGGCGCCGCACGGGCATTTCCGCGCCGCATTGGCTGCTGTGGCCAATACCTCCCGGCATGGCTTGCACGCCGCGTGCCGCTTGTCGTTTCCGACGAGCACGCAGTTGCACACCGCGCAAGGTTGCGCAGTTTTCGCCCGTGCGGCGGCTTGTTCTTTGTTCCGCTCGATCTTCCCGCACGAGTGGCAGATACTGCGCCCCGGCTTGTATCGGTCGGACTCCGCCCATACGGGCTCTTTGCATTTCGAGCATGGGGCGCCCGGTTTCCATGGTTTTCTCATTTGCTCCCTTTTGTTTCAGGCCGTCGGCATTGGCCTGGGTTACTGCTAACACTTCCAGTCGGTCATCTTTCCTTCAGCCGCGGCTATCGCCAGCGCATCACTCGCGTAATCCTCATGCAGCCAATTCCCGGCCCACACCACATACCAGCGGTGCCCGTCACAAACAACACTCCAATCATCGTCAAAGCGCCACTTTTTCAAGTTGGACCGAACCCAACCCCACTTCATGCGCCCTCGTTCTTTATCGCGTCCCGCTCGTCAGCCTCATACTGCGCACCTTCCACCGCCCAGCGCTTGCGCTCCGCCCGCGGCGCCGTCGGGTACTCGTCGGCGTAGACGCGCTCCAGTTCGGCGATGCGCGCG